GCATCATCCATTGCTCTACCCATTGCATAAGCAGCAGCTTGTGCATAGCTAGAAGTTGGATCTACTAACATTCTTACTTTATCTAGATCATCAACTAAATCTGCGAACTCATAGTCAACAAGTGAAACTCTTCTTCTTGAGTGAGGAGTATCTGCTTGTGGAGTGTCAGAGTGTCTAGTTGATCTTACTGTTGCAGTTACACTTCCGATTTGATCGAAGAATGCATTTTTTCCTGTAACAGATTCAAGTCTCACTTTATCTCTTAAAAGTGATCCTTTTTGTTGTGATAACATTTGTATGTTTGAACTATATTGTTCTACAAATGCTTTTGTTATTTCAGTTGACATAATTGTCTCCTATTATTTGTTAAGTTATTATTAAACAAAATCAGAGGAGTTCTCAAAAAAATTGGCTTCTCTTGGATTTAAAGTCTTTTAGACTACAAGTCTATTCCTTGTTGTCAGAAAGGTTCTTACGAATTGTCTTTCTTTTGTTAGGCGAATTTTCACTCGCCTTACAAACCCATGTATAATATTCTTCGCAGATTGGCAAGGGATTAGATTTTTGATTCTCTGATCCACTCTCTACAACAATACGAAGTATTTCTAATCTTAATTCTTGATTATCCATTAATCATTGTTCTTAAAGTAAATACTTGTTGAACTACTTTGTCATGATCTGGATGAGACTTATTCCAATATGGACCATCCCTATCATTAACAAGTTTACTGATTTCGGCTTCATAATCTGTACCTCTATCAACATTCTCACTTTCTGTACTTACTAATTTATCTTCTGACATTAGATTAGCAATGCTTGCAAAACCTTTAATCACAGAAGGATGATCTCCAATACGAGTACCATCTTTTAGTTCCATGTTAAGAATATCTTCACTCATGTTTGCTTTAGCAATAGCACCAGCTTTTTTTATATTCTCATCATAAGATCTACCCCACTCTTTACGAAGTTCTTGTTCTGCATTTGCTTGAGCAGTTTCAGTATCTACTCTTGCTTGTTGAATAGAACCTTCCATAGAATTTTTGTAGAACTCTAGAATACCTTGCGCTTGTTTATTATTTAAACCAAGTTGATGAGCATTCTCTGCAAATTGTTTTATTGCAGTATCATCTAATGGAGCTGTTTCAGATTGTACTTCTAGTTTATATTTATCTGGAGATTCTGGTCTACCTAGTTTTCCATAAACTTCTTGCCATTGATCATCTGTTGAGTTTTCATTTGGTACTGCAACTTTATCTTGACCAATCATTCTAGTTGCGTTGATATAACTTTTAGCTAGCGCATCTATTTCAGTAAATTTAGAAATGTTAGGATCGTTTCTAAACTCTTCCGAGATTGTTTCTTTCCAAGATTTAGCAACAGTTGGTTGTTCTGCTGTTGTTGAAGTAACTGGTTGTTGTGTTACTTGAGGAGTGTCTGTAGTAGTTGTTGTCTCTTCTACAGGCACATCAGTTTGTGTTATCTGTTCACTTGACATTCTTATTCTCCTTTTGCAGCATTTGTTTTATAAATAGAAGAACGCTGCGTTGACCTTCCATATATGCACTTTCATGACTATCACCTTTTACATTGGTGGTAGAATGATAATGACATCTTTTTTCTAAATCAGACAAAACTTCTTTGCCTTCGTCTGTGTTAAAAATATATTGATAGTTATCTTTTAGTTTCTTTATGAAACTTTCCATTTGTTTTTCTGATTGCATACTACTCAACATCTGCATTAGCTACTGCTTGCGCTTCTTCTGGCAATGCTTTTGCTAATGGTGCTACTTTTCCTCCTGCTTCTGCTAATTGTTGTACTTGTTGCATCTGTTGCATTTGTTCTTGTTGTTGTGCTTGCGCCTGTCTTTCTGCGTCTAATTCAGATTGTGGTTTTAATATTTTTTGAGGTACACCAACAATGCTAGTTAGATGTCTAACTAATTTATCCATATTGATATGATCAAATACTGGAGCAACATTTGATAAGCTACCCATAATTTCTATTGCTCTCATGATAGATGAAAGTTCTGTAGATTTTTGTGCTTTAGCTAATGGTGATACATATTCAATCTCAATGTCTTGACCAGATAAAAAGTCTGGTGCTTGTGCAAATAAATTTCTTCTCATTAAAATTGCAAATGCTCTATCGATTAATGGTTTTAATAATTCAGATTGAAGTCTACCAAGAACTGGTCCAAGCAATCTCATCTTCTCTTCGTTTCTTTGTATAACTTCTGTTGCCGTCATTTGTGGACCATCTTGCATCATTAATTGATTTACATAGAAAGCATTTCTAATTGAGTTTCTTCTTTGCTCTTCCATGTTTAAACCTAGTGTATTGTTTGCACCAATGTTTAAAGGTTCAATTCTATCTCTAGTTCCTGCTCTGTAAAAATTTAAACCACCAGGTACTGTTCTTACAGGTAACATAAAACCATCATCTGGAACAAGTAAAGGTGGATCAACTTGTTTTTGCGCAGACTTGATTATAGTTTTTGACATTTCATTTAGCATCTTAACATCTGGCAAAGCTGTCATTGCAGGAGATCTACCATAGATTTCGTGTGATGCTTTTAAGTATCTAGGTACTACAAAAGGAAACTCTTTAAATCCAGAAACAGATAATTCATCACCACTATCTGCATCCATGTAAATAGATTCAAAAGGCATATTTTCTTTATCTTGTTTTGCAGGATTAAAATCTGATCTAGGATAAACTGCGTGAAGTATATCTACTTCTTCGTAAGGATCCTTCTTTGCTGTAACTGCAATGTGAGTTGATACATTACCAAACTTCTGTATTGCAGCTCTTGCAGATATTCTAAACTTTCTAAATACTGTATCGATTCTTCCTTTATCATTTTCTGAAATATAAATTTCATTAATGTGTCTTGTAGAAAATTTTAAATTATCTTCATCATCTTCTTCGATAAACATTGCAGCAGTTCCAAATGTAATTAGATCATGATACAGTTCAAAAATTTCTTGTTGGAAGTTTGATTGATTGAATGCAGAGTACATAACTTCAGTAGCAGATTCTAACCATGCTTTAGCTTCATCTTCTCCTTCCATTCCTTGATCTTTAAATTTTAAAGAGAACCAAGGTGTTGATGGATTAGTTAGCATACCATGAAGTGATGCTGATAATAATTCTACTGATTGTAATGGCGAACCATCAAAAATAAGTTCTGTTCTTTTATCACCTTTAGATCTTGACTTTGTTACATCTGCTTTTCTTGGTTGCATATAGTCTGCAACTTCTTGCCAATGACTTTCCCAATTTTGTCTTTGAGTTTTTAATCTGTCAAATCTTGATAATAAAATTTTTGCTTTTTCTGATTGTGCCATATTACATTCCTAATAAACTTGGTTTACCTAAAGTCAAGCCACCAGTTGCTCCAGTAACTCCTGTCATAATTGTTGGTGATCTTCCTTTTGCTTTAACTCTTTTTTTTTTTAATTCAATACTATCTTCTACTTGTGCTGCTTTGCTTTGTGAAACTTCTGCAGTAGTTGGTGTTGTTGTTAGTAAAGTTTTTCCACCAATATTTTTTTCAACTACATATGATCCACCACCATTATCATTATTAGATATAGTTCTACCATAAGCATCTACTTTACCCATACCTCTATCTTGCATATATTTTTTAAATGATTCTGGTGAATTTGTGTAAGCAGATTTTTTTCCATTTATAAATTGATCTGCAACATTTTTTTGAAAATAAGATTTATTTACCTCAAATCCTTTTTTACCTAAACCTGTAATATGTAAACCTTGAGCAATAGGTGAAAACGCTTTTAAACCTGTAGGTGGTTCATATTGCATTTCATTTAATCTTTTTAAATTATCTGCCTTTCTATCTGCTTCTACTTTTGCTTTTGCTTTTTTTATTTGCTTTGGAGTGTATGTAGTTTTTGAAAGATAATTTAATTTATTATCTTGTGAACTTCCATTATCATTACTAGTATTAGTTGTTGTGGATGTTTTTGTGCTTTTACTTATGCCTGCATTATAAGAATTACTTGTATAGGCATTAGAAGTTCTATAACTTTCTCTTCTATCCATTTACTTTCCGAAAGTTAAAGATGATTTAGTATCAGATTTAGTTTCAGATTTAGATTCTCTGTTTACTGCTATACCATTTTGTAAATCATTCATGTTATTAAATTTTGGTTCTGCTTTCTTTGCAGCAGGTTTCATTTTCTTGATAGCTTTTTTAATTTTATCTAACATATTAATCTCCTAATAAAGTTTTTAGTTTTTCTTCCTTATCTTCCTGTATACCTAATGGTCCAGTAAGTATTGTAGACTTTCTACCTCTTCTTCTTCTTTCAATTGCAGCTTGTTCCTTATCAATCTTTGCTTGTTCCTCTGGAGAAATTTCTGGTTCTGGTGGCTCAACAGGAGCTGGAGGTGGTGGCAATGCTGGCATTTTTGGTTTAAATATTGAACCCATAATTATATAATCCTATAGTTATTATCTGCTACACTTTGTGGCGCAGTTTGTCTAGTATTTAATTCTTGTAATCCAACAGCTAGATACCTCATCGCATCACACGCATGACTGCTCCAGTCGTGGACAGGTTTAGATCTAAACATTCTTGATTTGTCTACATACTTCCTGTGGTAATGTCTTAACGCATCTATTAACTTTTTGCAATGGTCTGTATCAAACCAACATCTATTCAACAACATTGTTACTGCATGAATACCTTCTTCTACTGGTAGCTTCGGTACTACTTTAAACCTAACTCCTAACTGATATGCAATCTCTCTTCTGGTTTTGCCATTGCCGAACTCTTGTACATCAATGTCGTGTGGAGCAAAGTGATCTTTGTAGATGTAAGGTTTTTCGTTTAACATCTGAATATAGTGAGGTAAGCCATGACCTCTTTCTTCATGGTAATCTATTATCTGTACTGCCGTACCTTTTTGTTGAAAAAATATAATACTACTGTGGTCTGCGACACCGAGATCCCAGGCAGTTGAGACAGGCAAAGTAGGATCGTAGGGAACTCTAGCTAGTTGTTTCTTGTCATCTAGTTTAGATACTTCTTCTCCATAGATTGCACCTTCTATATTGGCTATCCAATCGCACTCAAATTCTTGTAGGTACTTCTTCTCACCCATAACTTCTTTTGCTTTATCTAACTCTTCCTGGTCAACTATCTTTGTTTCACTTGCTTTAGCTTTGTAGTTAAACCAATCTTCTGCACCATTTGCGTGTTGGTATAGATCATAGAAGTTATTATTCATTCCTGCAGGTGTACCAATAAAGACACAGTAGCCTTTACGATCTGATAGAGCTGGTCTAATTATCTCTGCGAATAGCTTTCCATCGATGTTTGCGTACTCATCTATAACGCAGCCATCCAGGTAGATACCTCTCAATCCATCAGAGTTTTCTGCTCCGAGTAATGTAATCCTAGCACCATTTGGCAAATCTACTCTTAACTCTGTTTCATTGAATTTTGTTGATGGGATTTTATCAGTAAACTGTTTCATGTAATCCCAAGCAATGCTTTTAGCTTGCTTGAATGTAGGAGCTATGTATGCAAATCTTGGATTCTTATGTGGACACATTAATGCAGATTTGATTAAATGGTTGATCATGCATACTGTTTTACCGAACCTTCTGTGGCAAACTAGCACACTCCATCTATGATTGTTAATCTGTTTATGTAAATATGCTTGATGCTTCCTTGGTGTGTAAGGTATTTTAATATTCATTAGTGTATCATATTGGATCTATCACCATGATCTAGTGGTTGATAATCAACACCTAGTGTTACCATGACATAGTTTATAAATAAATTTGCAGATTCTTTATTAGGAATACCAATAAATTTAACTGTTACTGAATTAGTTTTCTCATCTATAAAAGCAATACAATCAAAATCGTCTGTGTCTAGATAAGCCATATACCATATGTAGTGGATTTAAAAAAAAATAAAACAAAAAAGTGTTTGTGTATAACTGGCTAGGTGTCTGTGTGTCTGTTGAAATTATCCATGTATATATATGTATAACATCGCAGGTAAAATCTGGGGTATAGGGGTAGTTTAGAATGATAATAATGTGCAAGGATACAGGAAAAAAACCCTTATAAAATAGTTAATGATAATTTTCGACTATCAATAGTAGTTATTATTTTTCTTATAACCCAGGATTATCGGAAATTTTTAGATCCGTTGGTCATAATGCGTAAAACAGAAAATGATCGCTTTGTTTTTGGATAGTGAATTATTTCTATTTTCAATTCCAATTTCTA